TCACCGACATGAAGTTTGATGTACACCTGTGCGACCGCAAAAGAAGTATTGTTCGCAAGCGCGTCTAGCCACGAGTTGCAAAGATAAGCAGATAAACCGTGCGCCATTACTCTTCAACCCTTTCAGTTATCGTCAAGATACGGCCGTCGGAGTCACGCTCAACCGTGCGCACAGTCGGCTTCGACTCAGGCACATTCACACGCACGATAGTCTCGGGAACATTGATGATCGGTGGGGCGACATTCACATTTGGTGGCGGAACATTCACGACAACCTCAGGCATCGTCACATTCACATCACGCTGATTCACATCATACGAAGGCGCAGGTTCGGTGACCTGCTGCAACAACACTGGTGCGACACCCGTGTGCGTGATTGCTGGAATGTCGAGTGCTTTCAACACTGCGGCAGGTTCAAAACCTGCGTTGATCAGACGCTGGGCCATCATCGTCTTGCGGTCAAGTTCCGTGAGTCCTGCCGCACCCAAGTCAACATTCGCCAACGGCACGCGATAAGTGTCGCCGCCGTCGGCTGGTCGGAGATCTTCGAATCGGCGAACATCGTTGATCGACAACCAGCCCGCCTGCAAACCTGACGAATATCCTGCGACACGCGAAGCGAAGTCGCCGCGCATCAAACCATCAAGGTTGAACTTCAAGAACGCGCGACTGTCAAGAAGTTTCGAATAACCATCCTCAATCTTTGTCACATACGGTCGGAGTGTGTGCATCACGAAATGGATGCCGTTCATTTCGACCGAAGCATACGCTTGCGCACCCGACTGGATCACACCTGCCATCGATGGTGGTACACGGAATGCGCGAAGAATCTCTTCAACTGCAAACTGTCGTGATTGCAAGAATTGTGAATCGTCCGGTGCGACCGAAGTCGTAGTGTATTTCGCGCCACCAAACAGGATGCCTGGTCGATGTGAGCGTCGCAAACCTTTGTGGCCTTCTTCGAATCCATCCACAAGTGACTTGGCTTGTTCGCGGGTCAGGTTGCCTGGGAACTCGATGATACCCGAAGTGTGTGAACCTTGACCGAAGAATCGTGCGGCGAACTCTTCAAGAGCCTTTGACAAACCGAGGTTCTCTTTCACGAGTTCGATGCGTGAACGGCCACGCAGATCGCCAGGCAAACGCAACTCCGACAAATGAATCATGTCCTCGTTCTGAATGATGTACTGATTGTCATACACATAGATCAGGCGTCGTGATTCGTCGCGTTTGATCTCAACTTTCTGCGGATTCAAAACAGACAAACCAGCCACACCAGCGTCGTCGCGAAGAATCCGTGTGAACGAATTACCGTTCAACAACATCGAAACCAAAACCTGTTGGAAGTGATCGGTGCGTGACACACCAACCTCAGGCATGTCAAGCCATTCTGGTCGTGGTCGATATGGTCGACGATCACCATCGACACGAATGTAGGTGTCGACTGGCAGTGTTGAGATAGAGTCGGCGATCAAACGGACACACGCATACACGGTCCCGATCCGCAACGAATCTTCCTGCGTGACAACGGTGCCAGAGTTCGTAGTGAACTGGAATGCGTCACCTGCCGCGAACAAAGACTGGAACGAGACGGCTCTCTCTTCGCCTCTCGGGTTGAACAGTCTTGACAGCATTATCGGTTATCCACTTTCTTTGACCGCTCCCAAGCCAAGGTGAAGGCAAGCAGAGAAACGCCTACAAAGATTAGCCCAAGTGGAAGCGCAATGTAAAATATGCCGAGCGCAATCAAAAAAACTGCCACCATCTCAAGAATCAAAATTGTCATCTGTTGCACTCCTAAACTACGAAGAACCCTGGTTGCTGAACACTCTCGACTCGTCTCGTTGCACGATCCACAGCCATCGCCAATGCTATCGCAGCGTCAATCTTGCGTTTCGATTTACCTTTAGACAAACGCCAACCCATATCGGTTGAGCGTTGCGCAGCCGACAATACCTGATCGGCGAACACAGGATCACCGTTGTGTGCAATCTTCTGATTCACGATCATCTCATACAAAGTTCCGCAAGCAGGCACCATACGCGCAGTCGACTGAGAAAACTCAACCATTGTGAACCCTTCATCGGACATCGCCTCAGCCGAACGCTGAAAGAACGCCGGGTCATACGCGAACTCTTGCACCGTGTACTGCCGACCCAAGTCACGGATGTGTTGCTCGACTGCCGACACATCCATCACACCGCCATCAGGATGCCAGATCTTTGCCCGAACAACAATCCGACCAGACTTCAAAGGTTGCGCAACCACAACCGCAATCGAGTCATGCTTCAACGCCATATCGATACCGACGAACACAGGAATGTTCGGATCAAGTTCATCGTCGCTACGACACAACTCCCACGCACCCTTCGGCAACCACGACTCACCATCGGTACGAACCCACTGATTCAACCTGAATCTTCGGTAAGAAACTTCGGCTGTCTGCATCATGGACACTTCCATGTCACCGATATCAAGCAGACCTTCTGCAAGGTTAGGGTTCGCGGCGACCCATGCGTCGCGATCGTGAATGTCGCAGTCGGCTGGTGCTTCCCACCACCAGAAACCAAATCGTTCGTCTTGTTTGCCGCCTGAGATGATTTCTTTGCCGTAGTTGTAAAGACGACCGCACACGGTGTCTAGGTCAAAGCCTGCGGTTGAGATGGCGACGATCATCGGATCTTTACGCGCACCGGAACCCAACGTGAGCGCATCCCAAAGATCGTCGTTGGGTTGGACGTGCAGCTCGTCAAATACGACCGTGGACGGGTTAAGGCCCTGTTGCAACTTTGCGTCGCTTGATAGCACACGATAGATCGCACCAGTAGTCGGAACCTCAATGACATCTCGATACACCTTGCAGATACCTGACAGTGCAGATGATTGTGTGACCTGCCATTTGGCTTCATTGAATACGACACGGGCTTGTTGCCGGTCACCTGCCGCCGAATAAACCTCGGCACCTGGCTCACCTTCGATCAACCCGTACAGTGCGATGAGCGAACCAAGCAAAGACTTGCCGTTCTTCCGACCCAAACCGATCAGGCTGCGACGATACCGAAGCAATCCATCAGGACGACGCTCATACAAATCGTTCAAAAGATTACGTTGCCAACCAGTCAACACCAAAGGCCGACCAGCAAGTTTACCTTTACTTACATGAAGAAAAGTTTCAGCGAAATCCGCTAATGAATCACCCTCAGTCTGGTTGTATATCGACGACGTTCTCCACGTTGGCTCGGTTATCAGCCTTGCGTTTCCTAAACTCTTCAAGTTCATTCTTGATCTTCACCTCCACGAAACCCAACCTGGCACGATCCACTGGAGTGAAACCGAGCAGGGATAAACAATCTAACACCTGAGCATCAAGCGATCGAAGCGCGGCACGATCACGCCAATCTTGATCAACAAGAACTTTCATTCTAAGAGCTTGGCGTTCATCAATCAGTTCGGAAACAATTTGAAGTAATTCAATATCTGTGTGTTGACTAATCCAACCAAATCCCACAACCCAAATTCGTTTCCAAAATATTTCTCCAGCAGGACCAAGAGGGCGGTGTGGTTGCGGCGTTTCAGGTTGATTATTCAATTCTAATTTGACTTCTGGCAATTTTCTTTTGCCTGGGTTTCCGAGCCGTCGCTTTTGCTCTGTCGGTTTAGGTGGTCGTCCTGTCGGTCTAGCCATGGTCTGGTTTGAAGTCATGGTGTTTGCGGGTCTTGCCGTTGACTGGGCGCAACCCAGTGGCCTTCTGCCATCTCGTGCAGATCACGTCGCAGTATTTCGGGTCAAGCTCGATGAGTCGGGCGTTGCGTCCAAGTTGTAGACACGCAATAAGTGTTGATCCTCCTCCGCCAAACGGATCAAGGACGATGTCGTTTGGTCGTGTGTTGTTCACAATCAGGCGTGCCACCAGATTGACTGGTTTCATCGTCGGATGTTCAGCATTGCGTGCGGGTTTGTTTTCACGCACGACCGTCGAGGTTGAGCGCACTGCTTGGAGCAACTCGACAAGTTCTTGCTTGCTCATGTCTTGAAAATCGGTTTCGTAATCAAGGACGGTTGAGTTGCTGAATGGGCCGACCCAAGTATGTGCTGCGCCTCCTTTCCAACCATAAAGGATTGCCTCGTGTTGCCAATTATAATCTTGACGAGATAGCACGAAGGTTTGCTTTACCCATATCAAAACTTGTTTTAGTAGGAATCCAGCGCGAGTCATTTGTCTTGAAAATGCGCCATCGGAAATGTGTTCTCCTGGATAGCAGACATAAATTGCTCCACCTGCTTTTAGATGCTGATGCATTAATTGGTAAGCGTGTTTCAGGAACAAATTGAAATCGGAATCGGTCATGTTATCGTTTTTTATTTTCAATGCGTCTTTGGTTCCGCCTTGGTAGGCCACGTTGTATGGCGGATCGGTAAAGATACAGTCGGCCTTTGCTCCGTCAAGCAAGTTTGAATACGTTTCGTCTTTGGTGGAGTCTCCGCAAATAAGTCTGTGCGGTCCTAGTTCCCAGATGTCTCCCAGCTTCGTGACGTGCTCAACGTATTCTGGCATCCAGTCTGGATCGTCCAAGTGTTTTGGTTCAGTCTGCATGCCATCCAGCAGGTCTTGTACTGATTGAGCGTCCCATCCTGATGCTTCGAGAAGTTCTGAGTCAATTGAGCCGACTTGCCCAATCAGGTCCGCAAGGGCTTGTTCGTCGTAGCTGCCGAGGTCGGCTGTGCGATTGTCGGCCAAGGCAAAGGCTTTGGAGGTCGTTTCGTCATCGTCAACCCATACCACAGCAATCTCTTGCCAGCCAAGTAAACGTGCGGCTTGAAGTGTGTGATTGCCAGCAATGACAACTTTGTCGTCGCGACGTACCACGATTGGTTTGCGCTGACCGAAAGTGAGAAGGCTCCGACGCACGGCCTCGACGTCACCGCGTCGCGGATTGCCTGGTAGGAGCGACAGTTCGTTGATTGGGCAGGCGAGTGGGAGCAGGTCTTTTTGGATCATAAAAAACAGTCTAGTTTCGCGATCGCTCGCGCCCGCC